ATATTTTAATACTGTATAATAAAATAAAAGAGGAATAATACATGAAAGTTACAAGAATTTTAAGTTTCACAGAAGACGAAGTTAAAGTCTTACAAGAAGCAGGCCATATTTTAGGTGCTGTTGCAAAAGTTTTTAGTGAAGAAACTCCAGATGATGTTGAATTAGACGGCAGTTCATCTGATTTAGCAGTTGCATTAAAAGATGTTATTGAAAGAGTGGTCCACTAATATGTCAAATAGAAAACAATATGTTCACAGACGCTTAATGGAATTAGCCTGTATCGCTGAAACAAGACTACTTGATGATCTTGAAAAAGCTGAAGAAAAAAGGTTAATGGAAGAGCTTGAGCTTAGTGAAAAGGCAGAAGACTAATGTCTGAATTAGATAAAAATTTAGAAGAAGTTACTGAGCTAGCTTTAAAGACTGGCGAAAAAATAGTTACAATGCAATGTCCTTGCTGTGGCAGAACTTACTATGCTACTGAAAGCGAGGCTTCTTATCAATATAATAATCCAGCTAGCCAAGCACCATTAAAGCTAAAGCATTTGGGCAGAAAATGTCCGTTTTGTGGTTATGCCGGTGGATTTGATCAGGGTGAGCAATCACAAGCTGAATTAGACCGTCAACAAATGATGGTTGAAATGCAAGCAGAACAAATGGCACAAGATGCTGCTGATAAGAGAAAAACGCCTTGGTCTGTAGTAAATAATATGGGTATTCAATTTGTAGACCCAAAGGACGATGAATAATGAAAAACATTTTAGATTTAACTAAAGAATTAGGCATACCAAATGAGTATGTTCAACCATATGGTTGGGATAAAGCTAAAATTAATTATACTTACCGTGAGGTTTTGAAAGATAGACTTGATGGTAAATTAGTATTAGTGACAGCTATTACTCCAACAAAAGCAGGTGAAGGCAAAACTACAACTACAATTGGCTTACATGATGGCTTACGTAGAATTGGTGTTAACTCACTTGCTTGTTTAAGAGAACCTTCTTTAGGTCCTGTTTGGGGAATTAAAGGTGGTGCTGTTGGTGCATTAAAATCAACAATTGTTCCAAGTGATGATATTAATCTTCATTTTACAGGTGATTTTCATGCATTAACCTCTACTATTAATTTAATGTCTGCTATTATTGAAAATCATATTTGGCAAGGCAATGAATTAAATATTAACCCAGATAGAATTGAATGGAAACGTGCGCTTGATGTCAATGACCGCTCACTTAGAAGTGTCGGCGTTAATGCAGATGGAACAGCGGGCTTTGATTTAGACGGTAGAGATTTAGATATTGAATTAGATAAACTATCTCTTAAGGGTGGCACCAAAGAAGACCTTAAAAAATTAAGAGATAAAAAATCTAGTCATAATCAAGAATTTGTTATTACCGTTGCTAGTGAATTAATGACTATTTTAACTATTTCTCAAAGTGAAGAAGAATTTATTGATAGAGTAAATAAGATTATTGCTGCTTATGACTATGACGGAAACCCAGTTTACTTTGGTCAATTCAATTGTTCAAAAGCAATTCTTAAAATGATGAGAAATGCAATGAATCCAAATCTCGTTCAAACTCTTGAAGAGAACCCAGTTTTAGTTCACTGTGGCCCATTCGCTAACATCTCAATTGGTGTTAACTCAATCAATGCTACAAAGTTAGCGCTTAAATTATCCGACGTTGTTGTCACAGAAGCCGGTTTTGGTGGAGACCTTGGAGCGGAAAAATTCTTAGATATTAAATGTCAATTAGCTGGAATTCATCCAAATGCCATTGTCTTAGTTGCTACGGCTAGAGCTCTTAAACTACACGGTGGTGTTGCATTTGAAGACTTAGAAAAAGAAAACGTTGAAGCAGTTAAAGCAGGCATTTGTAATTTAGAAAAACACTATAATAATATGAAATTATATGGCGTGCCGGTAGTTGTTGCTATTAATCGTTTTCCAAGTGATACTGATGCTGAATTAGATGTTATTGGTAGATGGTGTGTTGAAAATAGAGCACCTTGGGCAATTAATTCTGCTGCTTTAGATGGAAGTGCTGGGGCAGTAAGCTTAGCTACTACTGTTAATGGCATCTTAAATAGCCAAAGCATGCCAAATTTATTCCCAGATTTTGCTGATAACTTTAAGCCACTTTATACATTATATCCACAAGGTGATTATCAAAATGATTCCATTGATGATAAGATTGGTATGATTTGTAGAAAGATTTATGGTGCAGCTAAAATCGAATACTCTGATTTAGCCAGAGAACAAATGAGAAAATATACTGAAATGGGTTGTTCTCATTTACCAATTTGTATTAGTAAAACACCTAATTCCTTAACTGATGACCCAAAAGTTCTTGGTGCTCCAACTGACTTTACAATTCATATTAGAGAAATTAGATTATATAATGGTGCTGGTTTAATTGTTCCACTATCAGGAAAATTATTATTGATGCCAGGTTTACCAAAAGAACCTCGCTGTTTAGATAAATTTAATTAGAGGAAAAATTATGACAATTGAAGTTACAAAAGAAGAATTACAGCTTATTGAAATGTGTTTATTAGACAAATCTGCTAGAATGTTAGAAAACTATTTTAATCCAGATCCAATGTTTGATAATCTCAGACCACGTTGTAAAGAATTAAAAAATAATTGTGATAATTTATTACAGAAATTAGAAAAAGAGTATGCAAATCATTAAAGAATACGTTTTAGAAAAAAAAGAAAGAATAAAAAAGCAGTTAGCAAGTAAAGACCCACTTAAAATGGTTATTATTCAAGTTGGTCATGTTCCTGCTTCTGATAGATATGTTAGAAATAAAGCAAAAGATGCTGCCGAAGTTGGCATTGACTGTGAAATTATTAATATTCCAGAAACAACTACTGAAGATGAATTATTAACTTTGATTGATGGACTTAACTGTGACGATACTGTTACAGGATATTTAGTTCAATTACCGCTTCCAAAAGGTATCTCTGAAGAAAAAGTCAAAGTAGCAATCACTCCAGACAAAGATATTGATGGTTTCCACCCACTGTCAAAAACAGTTCCAGCAACTCCACTTGGAATTTATAACTACTTAAAAGACATGAATTATGAATTTAAAGGCAAGAATGCTGTTGTCATCGGCCGTAGCAACATTGTCGGCAAACCAATGGCGCAATTGTTATTAAAAGAAAGCATGAATGTTACTGTCCTCCACAGTAAAACAAGTGAAGCTGATAAAGCATTTTACTTAAAACATGCTGACTTAATTGTTGTAGCAACAGGTCATATGCACACATTAACTTCTACCTATAAATTAAAGGCACGTGCAATAGTATTTGATGTTGGCATTAATGTCGGTGAAGATGGTAAATTACATGGAGACTGCGACCTTGATTTACATGTTAAATTCCAAAGCCCAGTCCCAGGCGGTGTGGGTTTATTGACAAGAATGTCAGTTATTGATAATTTAATTGAATTAGGAAAGCTAAACTAAATATGGCAAAAGAATTTAGAATTTATACTCGTGTTTACGAACCAGAGGTGCATTGGGCCGCAGTCAAAGTCCCAGGCACAAGTCTTGGCTTTGGTTTATTTGCTTGTAGAGACCAAGGTAAATCAATAAATCCAGAACGTAGATGGAAAATTACAGACATTGATTCTGGTGCTGCTATCTTCGATCTTGAAATGCCAAAAGTTCCTCTTCGCTTTGTTTCTCTAGCAGAATGTAAAGAATGGGTTGCAAATATCCCAGAAGAATATAAAGCGAAAATTGAAGCTATTAGAAGTAGTGAAAAATATAAGCAATTATGCCAAGATTTTGCAAATTTACCAAAGGAATAATTGGCTAAATTAAATGAGCACGTGTTAAGTGTTCAGCGATAAAATATCAACGATATTTAACTTAAAAGATACTTGTAAATGATACTTAAAAAGATACCTTACATTTTCTATATTTAAGTTGAATATCGTCCGAAAAAATTGGACGATATTTTATTTTTATACTCATTTTACGCATGTACGTATTGTATAATATATTGAGCTATCTATTAGAAAGGACATTAATATGCAATTTATTAAGACAAGAGATGTTAAAGATCCAATTCGAAATCCAGAGGAAAATGCTGGTATTGATTTCTTTATTCCTGAAAATAATGAAGAATTTAGAGGTGACTTTAAAAAGAAGAACCCATATGCTTGAATAACTGGCATAGTTTTTGATCCACTTCGTCCAGAAGCAGCTGGAGCCTGCTATGCAGTTTATGAATATGCTACAGGTAAAATTTGGATTAAACCTCATCATGATATCATTATTCCAACAGGAATTAGAAGTAAGTTTGGTCCAAACTTAGCTTTAATTGCAAATAATAAATCAGGTATTGCTACAAAGAAGAAATTAATTTTTGGTGCTTCAGTTATTGATTGCTCTTACCAAGGCGAATGGCATGCACATTTAATTAATACTTCCGATGAATGGCAAGTTGTTGAATGTGGAACAAAAGTTATACAATTTATTCCTCATTTGATTTCAACAGAACCAATTGAAATTTTAAATGTTTCTGCTGAAGAATTCTTTACAGAAAAAACAAGCAGAGGCGAAGGTTGGCAAGGTAGCACAGGAGTTAAATAATGACAGAAAATTGCCCTTACAAAGCAAAGTGTAGCGGAGTTGACTGTGATAAAGACTTCTGCATGAGAAAATATCGTTTAGACTGTCTTTACGATAATTCTTTGCTTACTGAAAAACAAAGACAGGTAGGTAAATTATTTACAGATAATGACGGCACTGACCTCCATGAATTCCAACAACTAGCTAAGCTAGAGCAAAATATGGATAGATTTGTGGAAACAGGTGCAAATGTATATATCCATTCTTATAATTGTGGTAATGGTAAGACATCTTGGGCCATTAGATTGATGATCGGATACTTTAATAAGGTCTGGTATAAGTCAAACTTTGGCTGTCAAGCATTATTTGTCAGTGTCCCAAGATATTTGTTAGCATTAAAAGAAAGTATTTCAGGCAATAATGAATATGCCGACTTTATTAACAAGCATATTCTTGATGTAGATTTAGTTGTTTGGGATGACATTGCTACAAAGATGGGCACAGAATTTGAATTAAATCATCTATTAAACATTATTAATACTCGTATGGACGCAGGTAAGAGTAATATTTTTACTTCAAACCTAGGCCAAAAAGAATTAACAAATGCTTTAGGTGAAAGATTAGCCAGTAGAATTTGTAATAAGTCAATTGATATTGAACTTCATGGCTCTGACAAACGTTATTTAGATTTAGTTGGAGGAGAAGAATAATATGACATCGCAATTACAGATTTTGAATAAAATTCTTGAGAACAAAGACTTCTCCTTAATTGAATTAAATAATTTAACTGAAGACTTCTTCTTTAACTATAAGACTGAGTTTAATTATATTAAAAACCATTACGAAAAATATGGTAAAGTGCCTGATAAATTAACTTTCTTATCAGTTTTTCCAGAGTTTGATATATTTGAAGTTTCGGAACCAGATAGTTATTTAATTGAAGAATTATATAAAGATTATAATACAAGCTTCATTGCCTCTCGTTTTAATAAAATTAGAGAATTAGTTGAAGCTGGAAAAATTGATGAAGCAACTAATTATCTAGTTAAGTCAGTTGATAACTTACATCAAGGTTCAGCAATTCAGTCTCACGATTTATTCCAAGATACCAGCAGATATGAGCGTTATCTTGAAAGAGTTGCTAACCACGATAAATATTATGTTAAGACTGGTTTCCCAGAATTAGACCAAATCATTGGCGGCATTGATAGAGAAAATGAAAATATGGTCATTGCTGCTCGAACTGGTATTGGTAAAACTTGGACCTTATTAATTATGGCAGCAAGTGCAGCTAAACAAGGATTAAGAGTTGGTATTTATTCAGGTGAAATGAGTGTTGATAAAGTTGGTTATCGTTTAGATACAATTTTAGGAAATATTAATAACAATGTTATTACAAGAGGTATTGATACTTCAGTGCAACTCCAATATAAGCAATATCTTGAAAAATTACAATCAGGTATTTATAATGGTGGCACAATTAAAGTATTAACTCCAAATGACATTGCAGGTCCAGCAACAGTTGCAGCTTTAAGAGCTTTTGTTGAAAAAGAAAAGTTAGACATCTTATTCATTGACCAATATTCTTTGCTTGAAGATACAAGTAAAGCTCAGGCAGGTCATGAAAAAGTTGCTAACATCTCTAAAGCAGTTAAGAATCTTCAAGTTATGAAAAGAATTCCAATTATTTCTGTTGCTCAAATGAACAGGACTAAGAATGAAGACGGTGAAAAAGATACAACTCAAATCGGTTTATCAGACAGAATTGGTCAAGATGCGACTACAATTATCATGTTAGACCGTGAACGTATCTATGAAGACCCAAAAGAAAAGACGAAAGTCAAAGATGAAAGATTAATTATGGATATTACTAAGTCAAGAGATGGCGGTACAGGTAAATTAGTTTACAAGGCTGACTTCAATGACGGTAAATTCTATAATCTTAATAATGATGAAGGTAGCAAAGACTATCAACGTTATGAACCAGCAGCAGATAGCTCTGGTGATAATGGAACAGTATTCTAATGAGACAATTAATCGTAGACAATTATGTTATTAATAAGCCAATTGAAGAGATCTTAAATTTACTTAGGATTACTTTAACTAATGGTAAATTAAAAGATATCGAAAACAAGGGTGACAACTTATTAGTGACCTGTCCTCATCATGATGGTGGTCATGAAAATAAGCCTGCCTGTAATATTTATATTGGCAATGATACTGAGCTTCCTTATGGCTATTTCAACTGTTTCGTTTGCGGTGAAAAGGGTTCATTCTTAAAGTTTGTTGCTGAATGCTTTGATGCTCCAGAGTCTTATGCCAAGGCTTGGCTACTTAAAAACTTTGGTGGTGAGCTGATTAGAAAAGAATTTTTCTTAGGTGAACCAATAAATATTAATAAAAATAAAGTTAAAAAACAAGGGTTAGATGAATCCATCTTAGATAAATATCAAAAATGGACGCCTTATTTAGCAAAAAGAAAACTTTCACGAGAGATTTGCGAGCTTTTTAAGGTAAGATATGACCCTAAGTATCGTCAAGTTATCTTTCCAGCCTATGATATTAAAGGCAATCTCGTAATGTTGACTAAGCGTTCTATAGATACAAAGACATTCTATTTGGATAAAGATGTTGAAAAACCTGTTTACTGTTTAGATTATGTTATGAAAAATAATTATCAAACGGTATTGATTACAGAAGGACCATTCGATTGCTTAACCGGATGGGAATATGGGTTTCCAACAATTGCAACATTTGGTAAAATTTCAGACTATCAAATCGAGCAAATCAACAAATCTTGCATAAATATTATTTATGCCGCATTCGATAATGATGCTGCAGGACAATCCTTTACAAAAACTTTGAAAGAGAAGCTAACAAAGAGGATTATGATTATCGAAACGAAGTTTCCTGCCAATAAAAAAGATATTAACGACCTAACTAAGGAAGAACTAGTAGATATGCTGAAGTCTGCTAGCAATTCCTAAGGTGAAGCGTCGTATAATATAAACGTGAGTGACATCACACGATACAATCAAAATATAAAGGAGAAAAATACTAAACATGTCACAATTCAATTATTCTGATTACCAAAATGTCGTTAACAGAGCTCAATCTGCTCCTGCTAACAACGCCGTGAAAGTCGGTTTCTTCAAACTTAAGAATGACAAAGACGAAGCTCTTGTCCGTCTTAACGTTACCACCCTTGATGAACTTCAATTTGCTACTGTTCACCAATTAGGTGCTGCTCAAAAATGGATGAAAATCAGCTGTTTAAATCCTGTTGGAAACTATGCTGATTCCTGCCCACTTTGTAAGAAAGTCGCTGATGGCGATACCTCTATTGGCAAAGCTGCTAAAAAGGTTTACGTCCAAATGTTAGTTTCTTATAAAGATGCTACAACCGGTCAATTCTCAGAAGCTATCCCAGTCATTTGGGAACGTCCAGCTGGCTTCTCCCGTGAAATTGCCAATCTTTTAAGAGATTATGGTGATCTCAAAGCCCATGTCTTCAAAGTTACCCGTAATGGTGCTTCTGGAAGCATGCAAACCACTTATTCTATCGCTTATATCCCACTTTTCGATAAGCCAGAAACAGTTCCAACTGATTTCAGCGCATTCGCAAACTTCAAGATTAATAAGCATAGCTATTGGGAAAAGACCCTCGAAGAAATCGAAACATTCTTAGCTACTGGTTCATTCCCAGAAGTAGAAAAGGTTAGCACTACTGCTACCCCAGCCGCTGTTGCTGAAGCTACTACAGTCAAAGCAACTCCAGCCGCTGCTACACCAGCTCCTGCTGTTACTCCAGCTGCTGCTCCAGCTACTGCACCTGCAGAAGCTCCTGCATCTGAAGAACCAGCACCAGCTCCTGCTACTGACCCAGCAGCTCGCCCAGCTAGAAACTTCGGCGGTTTCTCATTTTAATTAAATAAATAATCATCAAAACATTTGGAGGCATTTATGGAAGGACTTTTTGGAACAGACTTTGAAATCGATATTACCAAGACCAAAGCAGACGTTAAGAAGTTAGCTAAGAAATTAGCTCTCGAAAAAGCGGCTGAAGAGGACCCGGAAAAGTTTTTGAAGTCCAAAAAGCTCACGATCCATGAACGTCTTGCGATTATTAACGAAAGAGTCATCAAGACGTTAGGATCACAACGAGCTAATACAGTTGTCATCAAAACTCTTGATGACTTTTCTGCTTACATCGATGCAGCAATTGCCGCTGGCAGAATTGACATCGATACTGAAACTAATAACACAACAGACCCAGTTAATAGCAAAATGGCTGGTCTCTGTTTGTATACACCAGGTCAAAAGCAAGCATATATTCCATTAAATCACGTTGATGTTAACACGGGAATTAGATTGCCTTGGCAACTAACAGAAGAAGATTGTAGAAAACAACTTCAAAGAGTTTTAGACTCAAAAATAAAAATCATCATGCATAACGGCAAGTTCGACTTTGAAGTTATTAAGGTCACTTGCGGTATTGAGGTTCCACCAGATTGGGACACAATTATCGGTGCAAGACTTATTGATGAAAATCTTTATAGTGATAAGCGCACAAGCTTAAAATATATGTATGTCACTTTAATTGATCCACGTCAAGCTAAGTATGATATTGAAGGCTTATTTGAGAATGTTCCATACATTTATGTAGACCCAGATATCTTTGCATTATACGCCGCTACTGACTCAATGATGACAGATAAGATTTATCTTTGGGAACAACCATTCTTTGAAGGCGAAGAAAACAAGAAACTTAATTGGTTAGCCAATGAAATTGAAATGCCAATCGTTACTACAACTGCAAAAATGGAATTACGCGGTGTTTGTATTGACCAAACTTTTGGCGAAAGACTAAAAGTAAAATATAATCAACAACTAACTGATATTGATGCAGCTATTGCAGCTGAATTAGAGAGCTTAAAGACTCGTATTGATGAATGGAGACTTACTCCAGAAGCTAATGAAAAGACTAAGATGTATGTTCCAAAGAAATCTAAGATGAGCTTAGAGAAAATTGAGGAAACTTATAATCTTATCGATAAAGATGGCAACAGATATAAAGAGACAAAGCCTAAGACAGAACAACTAGCTGACCCAATCAACTTAGCTTCTCCAGTTCAACTTGCTATTTTATTCTATGACATTCTTAAATGTCCAGTGGTTAATAAAGATAAGCCAAGAGCAACGGGTGAAGATGAATTAGTTGCTATCCATGAAAAGATGCCAGACTTAAAAATCTGTAGCTTACTATTAGATCGTCGTGGCATCGTTAAATTAATTACAACTTATATTGATGTTATTCCAGATTTATCCAAACGCTGGGCTGATGGTCGTATCAGATTTAGATTAAATTCTATGGGAACTGATACAGGTCGTTATTCTTCTGGCGGTAAATGGAAATATCTTGACGAAAATAATAATGCCGTTGAGATTTCTGGTATTAACATTCAAAATATTCCATCACACAACCCAGAAATTCGTATGCTTTTTAAAGCAAGAGTAGACGAAGAAAATATTCAATTTGATACTGGCGTTTGTGTTGATGTAAAAGAAATTACAGAGCTAGAAACTTCGCAAGGCTTTAAGTTCTGCAAAGACCTATTGCCTGAAGACGTCATCGTTTTTGAAGACGGCACTGTCACGAATATTGCATATTTAAAATATGATGCAACTAAAAAGCTTTATTCAATAGCTTTGAATGACAGCGGCTTAGTTAGAGCTCAAACAAGATATAAAATTATCGGTTCAGACTATTCAGCACAAGAACCAAGACTTACAGCTTTCGTTGCCCAAGACAAAGCAATGATTAATGCTTATCTTGAAGGTAAAGACCTATATGCAGTTATTGCTCAATCTGCCTTCAATAATAATTATGAAGACAACCTCGAATTCTATCCTGAGGGAACAGAAATCGAGGAAGATGGCAAAAAAATTATTTGTGGTAATAAAACAAATATGAATAAAGCTGGTAAGGAACGCCGTAAGGTTGGTAAGACCTTACAATTAGCGGCAACTTATGGCATGTCTGGTGCGACTGCTGGTGCCCGTATGGGTAAAACTAAAAAAGAAGGTGAAGCTCTTCTTGAAAGCTTCTTCAGTAAGTTCACTGGCGTTAGAGATACTATTGCTGAGTCTAAAGAATTCTTGAAAAAGAATGGTTATGTCGAAGACTGGGCTGGTCGTAGAAGACACTTGCCAGAGATTAATTTCCCAGCGGCAACAGCCAGATATAAAGAGTCAACCTTTGATGGCTTCAATCCAATTATTGGCTGTGAATCCATTGAAAAGACCGAAAAGAATGACCCAATTTTAGCTGATTGGGCCAGCAAAATCAAGATGAACACTCCAAATAAGGATGCTAATAAGATTGTTCAAGAAGCCTTTAAGGCAAATCCATCAGTTATTATTAGCCTTCATACTGGACAAGTTCACCAAGCTGAAAGACAATGCTTCAATGCTCGTATTCAAGGCGGTGCTGCTTCATTAACAAAGCTTGCTATGTTGAATATCGATCGTGACCCATTATTAAATGAACTTGATGCTCACTTAATTATTACGGTTCACGATGAAGTATTAGTCGAATGCCCTGCATTATATGCAGATGAAGTAGAGAAACGCCTACCTCAAATCATGATTGATACAGCCAAACCTTATATTAACGTCCCAATGAAATGTGACCCATACAATGTTACCCGTTGGTATTGTGATGAAGCTGCTGTAGCAATTAAAGAAGAATATAAAAAGCTTGAAAAGAAAGGCGTGCCTGCACAAATCGCGGCAGAACAAATCTGCAAGAATCACGTCGAGCTTGACGAGCAAGTCATATTAAACGTATTACACGGTAATACAGAAACATTAGAGTTTTAAGGAGAATAAAAATGCTTATTAAGACAAAAGAATTTCAGGACGTAGCCAATAAGATTTTAGTTGCTACAAGCCTTGACAAAAATGCTGGAAACTTAGAGATTAAAACCAAAGGTTCAGAGCTTTATTTAAACGTTACAAATAAAGAATTCTTCGTTTCCATTAAGTTCCAACTTGAGAAAGAGGAAGAATTCCATGCAACAGTTGATGCATCTTTATTCTTATCTCTAATTTCAGGTTTAACAACCGATACCTTCAACCTTGGTATTAAAGATAATGCCATTACTGTCACAAGTGGTAAGAGCAGTTATAAGATTGCCATGATTTATGACAATGACAAGCTTATGACCCTTCCTCCAATCACTATTATGAATAAGACTGTTGAAATGGATATCTCTAAAGATATTCTTGATAGTATCTTAAATGTTAATAGTAAAGAATTAGCCAAGGTCAAGGGTGTTGCAGATGTAAACGAGTTATTTGAGCTCTATTACATCGATGAAGAAGGTTGCTTTACCTTCAATACTGGTGCCTGCTTAAATGCTTTCAAACTTGAAAAGCCTGTTAAATTATTACTTAATGAACGTATTGTTAAGTTATTCAAGCTTTTCAAAGAAGATGTGCATTTCAGCTTAGGCCAAGATCCATTATCAAATGGAACAACTAGAACTAAGATGGTTTTAGAAACAGCCACAGTCTATCTTGCTGCCATCATTACTTGTGATGACTTATTAATCAGCAAGGTTCAAGGACCCTGTGCTGCTACAAAGAGATTTATTAATGAACCATATCCACATCATTTAGTTATCTCTTCAACATTATTAAAAGATGCTATTAGCAGATTACTCTTATTCGTTAAGAATAGCGCTGAAAAGCCAAATATGCGTTTTATTCCTATGACCATTACAGTTAATCCAGATGAATTAATTATCAAAGATGCTTCTGGTAATACTGAAACAGTCCCAATTGAAAATGGAAGCTTCGTTGATGGCGAATATGAAATGCCTGTTAATATCATCGACCTTAAATTAGTCGTCGACTCTTGTAAGAATGAGCACTTTACATTAAATTGCGGCAATAAGCGTTCTATCGTTATTAGCCGTGGAGCAATCAGTAACTTGATTCCAGAAGCAAGACCAAAGAAATAGTATGGGAAATACAAATCTAGGTAAAAAATTCGAGACAGTATTCAAGCAAGATTGAAAAGCCTGTTTTCCAGGTACCTTCTTGTATAGATTACCCGACCAGGTATCCGGATACAAAACAACCTCGCAAAACCCTTGCGATTTTCTCGGATTTAATAATGGATTACTTTGGATGCTCGAATGTAAAGAGACTAAAGAAGGCACAATTAACTTTGCAAAAATTCCTCAGTTAGCTCGATTAAAAGATTATATTGGGCTAACTGATGTCCAACCATATATTATCGTTTGGTTCAGCAAACACGACAAGGTAATTGCTTGCCATGCCAGCGAAGCATTGAAGATGCAGGCTGATGGAAAGAAGTCAATTAGCTTAAAGATGCTTGATGATAAATCGTATAATATAATAGACCTTCCGTCTGTTAAAAAGCGTGTATTTTTAGAGACGGATTACACATATTTATTACATAAAGTGAAAGGATAAAAACATTATGGATAAGAAATTAGAAGATGCTTTAGGTCGTGTCGAAT